ATCATACTTCGATATGTCTTTGAGAAGTTTGGGGTCTTTTGTATTCTCATATTCTTGTTTAGATTGCAACATTAGTTTCTTGTACTTCACACGATCATTGTACATACTTTCCATTATCTCAGGAAGAAACCCCTTTTTTGTTGTTTTGAACAATGCACCATTTGGTGTAATAGTTGCTTTCTTCAGAATAGAAGTGTCTGTTTCTTTTTTAAGTAATTTGTCAACAGACATACCTTTAACTTTTTCTTGTGAAACAAGAGTTTCTAAGGAAATATTATATTGCATAATCAGATGTGGATATAGTGAGTTCAAGTCAAAAGACATAACCCATTTATGCATACCAACTTGTGGGTCTTTTACATATGCACCCTCAAACTTTTCTGACTTTTGTGATTTCTTTTTCTGTGGAATTACTATATTTTTACTACGCAAATAATTGTAAATAAGAATATCCCAATATTTAACAGAACCAAGAACATCCATATAATTTACTTTAGCTTCATAGGCCATAGTAAGAAGTAATTCAATTAACTTCATTTTATCTTCTAGCCTATCAACAAGTTCAACGTCTGTTATATTATATTCAATAAAGGATTGATAATCTTTTGTATACCAATCACGAAATGTTTCATAAGGATTTCCATCTTTACGTTCACCTAGTTCAACAAATGCAATATGATCTAGTCGATATGACTCTTGAGATGTATAAGTAAATTTTCTATAAAGATCAAGATAATCTAAATTTGCAATACCTTGAATATCAAAGATTTGATGATTTCTACCCATCTTAAATATATTACGATCAGAAACACTTCGCCATGGCGATAATCTTTTAACTTCATCTTCACCACAAATATTAATGATACGATTGCAAAGATAAGGAATATCAAAGAACTCTGTGTTCCAGCCTGTGATAATATCTGGTAAATTACGTTCCCAAAATACAAGAAATTCCTGTATCAAATGTCTTTCACTCTCACAATTTATATAATGCACATCTTTACGTTCATTCTTAAAATCACCAATACCCCAAACAACAATTTCTTTTGTCTGGTGGTTTTTAATTGTAATGGAAAGTAATGGTTCTATAGCATCAATAGGATTAGGAAAACCATTCTCACACGCAACCTCAATATCAATGGTTACAATAAGAAGTTTTTCTATATCCCAATCTACACTATTAGGATACTGATCTGCAATATAAGAATATTGATGGAGAGTATTACCAAAAACTAAATGTGATTGACTCTTATAATTATCAATCCACTCATTAGCTTCTTTCATTGTTTCGTGTTTTACTGGTGTTACATAATCACCAGTAAGAGTTTTATAATTTGTAGGTTTTGCAACTTTCATATACAAAGTAGGAGAGTATTTTATCCTTCGACAAATCCTATCTCCGTTTGCAAATTCTCTTAATAATAATTGATTACCCCAACGAGTAATGTTTGTATAGAATCTCATAAAATAAATGTATCACAAAAAAATGTATTTGTCAATAACCTAAACGATCTAATCTCTTTTTTAAAGTTCTTTGGTATCTCTTTATACCTTCGGCCTTTTTTCTAGCTCTCTTTGAAGAAGGTTTTTCAAAATACTGTCTACTTTTTATTTCTTTTAAAAGACCTTCTTTTTGTATCTTCTTCTTTAAAGTTCTAATAGCTTGTTCTACGTTATTATCTCTTACTACAACAAACATTAATTATTAATCTCTACCTTTTCTTTTAAAAAAATTTCTTTTGAATGTTCTTTTTTTAATACGTCAAGTTTATCTTGAGCAGCTGCCATTGTATCAACAAGTTTATCCATTTCTTCAAAATGTTGTGGGTGTTCTCCTATACCAACAGAATTGTTTAGATAAACATCTAAAGTTACTTTGGCTTGTTTATATTCAGACTCATATTTTGTTCTAAGAGCATCTATCATATCTGTTTTTAAAGTCATAATTTTCTCCAATTTTCTTTATTCATAAAATGTTTTAAAATTTGTTTTGTAATACTTTTTCCACTTAATGCATTTTCTATTCCAGCATATCCAAGATTAGCATTAACTTCTAAACAATAGGGTTTTTCTTTTTCTCTATCTTTAGAAGGAATTAAATCCACACCAACTAGATTACATTTAGAAGCCTTTGCAATTTTTATTGCTTCTGTCTTTTCCAAATCTGTTAGTTCTATTTCTTCAGTTTTTGCACCTAATGATGCATTGCTTCTAACATCTCCCTTTATTACAATTCTTTTCATTGCACCCATAACTTCTCCATTACAGACTACAACTCTCATATCATAATCGGTTTCAATATATTCTTGTATTATGATAGGTAGGAACTTATTATATAAAAGAATCATCTGTACCATAGCTTTTAATGAACGCATACTCTCAATAATAACAACACCAACACCTGTCTGTGTTCCTGTAGAAGATTTTAAAATTATAGGAAATTTGGTATCTAACTCTTTAAAGGCTTGTTCAGCACCTTCAGAATGTACTATAGATGTAGTTTTAGGAGTTCTAATATCATTATTAGTAAATACTGTATGTGTTAATTGTTTACTTGTACAAATATCATAACCTTCTAAACTATTAATTATAAAGTAGCCATCATATTCAAATTCTTTAATCATATCATACCAAGAACGACTACTAGTAAAACCAATAGTACCCAAACCTCTTGGCATAATTATAGTATCCTCTGGACTACATAAAATTGGTTTTTGATATTCTAATTTTCTTTCTTTAGAATCTGGCGAAAGTAATTCACCATCTTTATCAAAAGGAAATGAATATAACAATCTTTTGTTATTTCTTTTTTTAGTATAACCACCAGTAAAATCAGCTCTAAAAAAATCAATGCCCAATTGTTTGCAATACTTAGAAATTAAATCTATATTTTCTGTTGTGGTTTCATCTTTAGTATCTCTTATAGAACCACCAGCCGAGGTAATAACAACCAATTTATATGGTTTCTCTTCTTCTGCAAGAAATGTTTTGAAACTCTCCAAGATTATTCCTCTCGTTTTTTTCCTATATTATATTTGGTTTCAAGAATCCAATCATCTTTCTCTTTATAAGAAATAATTTTAATTTGACTTAATGGAGCTGTTTCTTCAATATTTCCTTTTATATCAACTAAACCCCAATCATTTAATAATTTTGCAATAGAGTTTCTTCTTGCAATATCATTCTCAGATAAGTTTGTATCTTTACCATCAAGTGCAAATAATTCTTTAAAATGCACAATATAATATCTACCTTGTTTATGTAATATATGACAAGATTGATATAATTTTCTTTCTCTTCTTGAAGCTACACCGATACGAGATAGAGTTTCTCGTATTTTTAAGAAATCGTCTGGTTCTTTTAGACTGACTTCTAACATCTGCTCTTGTGTCCAAGTCTTACTTTCCATGTTTACCACCTTTATTCAAACTAATTTTTATAGTTTCTATTTGTTCATCATCAAGTATATCAAGAGCAACTTTTGCTTTTTCATTACTGTAACCATAATACTCTTTAACATACTCCAGATTTTTTATTTTCTTCGCCTTCAGCCAAGGGGTATATCTATCCCTTCGTCTAGTACTATTTAGTAAAAAATCAAATTGCAGTTTAGAGTCTAAGTGGTGGTTAACATTCATCTCATTGACTAGATGAACTGTATCTGGAAATGGTGCAATACATTTGTTTATGATAAATGGTGGGTATTTCTTCTCCCACAATTCATCTTCACTATCCATTAAGTTTTCTTTAGTTTTATTGATAGCTCCAAGATAATCTTTTAGTTCATATGTCACTATGTTTCTCCAAATAATCTGCACAACCTCTTAGAGTTGATGGGGTATCACCACTTCTAGATAATGTATCATTACAATATAAACAAATATATTCTCTAATTTTTAATTTTTCATGGTCATGGTCTAATGTCCACAAAGTTCTTTTTGACCCTTTTGCTTTACCTTGTAGACTACCAAAGAAATTAAGTATTTCTTTTTCAGTTTTTTTACAACAAGGACAGATATAATCAACAGTAGGTTTAGGTATTGTTCGTCTTGCCCGACTTAAAAATTTAGTTTGAATTGAACCACATTTTTTACAAAAATTATGTGTTTCTATAGTTCCATTTTTTCTATGTGCTCTACAACCAAAATCAGTTATACTTTTTACTTCTCTACATTTACTACACATTTTTGTATTAGTAGGTGGTTCTTCATCTAAAAATTCACATAAGTTACTGTTCATTTAAACTTACATTGAGCCATAATCTCCGACAGACACGCAAGGAGATTTATTTCTTGATCGGCAACAAAAGCAGACTTATAAGAATAATCGGCAAGAATAACAACAGCATGAGGAATAGTAGAGGAATCAAGACTATTATACAAATTGTCGTATATACGCCTATAAATACGAATTGGATCGTTGTCAAGATTTTGGACAATCCATTTACGAACATTTGTGAACTCATTTTTTTTAAGCGAACCCATAAGTTCATTTATATTTACCTCTGATAAATTTACTAATATTCCAGCATCTATTTGTCCAGAAGCAGAGTATCTTTGTAACTCATTAAGAACTCTTCTCCAATCTGGAAAGTGTTTGTTTATTAATTCTGCAATAACTTTTGGATCAGACTTTACATTTTGTTCTTTAAGAATATTTTGAACTCTTCCAAAGAAGTTCTGTGCAAGTTGTGGTTTTTCACTATTAGGTATAATAAAATCAACCACACTACAACGAGAATGTAAAGGGTCTATCAACCTATTCTTAAAATTACAAGTAAGAATAAATCCACAGTTCTTATGAAACTCTTCCATAAAACCACGCAAGGCTGGTTGAGTTGATTGTGGATTTAGATAGTCTGCCTCGTCAAGTATGATATATTTTCTACCACCCTCAAGAGATACAGTAGATGCAAAGTTTTTAATCTTAGTTCTTAGGACATCAATACCAGACTCCTCAGAACCATTTATCATCATAGATGTTGCACCTATCTCATCTAACATGGCCTTCGCAACTGTTGTTTTACCAACACCAGCAGAACCACATAAGATAAGATTTGGTATGTGTTTGTCTTTTACAAACTCAGAGAACGTAGTCTTTAAGTTATCTGGTAAGACACAATCATTAATAGTCTTTGGCCGATATTTCTCGACCCATAAAAATGTTTCCATAATATATCACCACAATCAAGCTGAATATGTTGATTCTGGTTCAAGTGCAATCCAATATTCTACTTCAGAACTTTTGTTTTTAAAATGACTAATATTCTTTGATGATATTGCAACATCATAAGAACCATCCATAAGTTTTAGGTTTTCTACTTTGAAGAAAAACTTGAAATCACCACCACCATTAGTATTTACATCTAATGAATAGTTATTTGCAGTATCATTTTTCTTGTCTTTTGCAACAAGAGATGAACTACCATTTGTTCTTTCAAGTGTCATATCTGGAGCACCGATTACTGCTGATGCTTTCTTCATTTTAGATAAATCACTATTACTAAATTCAAAAGTAACTTCCTCAGAAGGCATGGTAATAGTCTTTGAAGGTGATTGTACTACAGATGGATCTGAATAAAAATACTTCAAAGAATTACTAGGACTATTTTCTTCTTTGATAGTGACAAACTGGTCATCAAAATCTAAGATAGGACTTTTAAATAATGACAGAGCTGCAAGGAACTCGTTCAAGTCATATATCGCAAGTTCTCTTGGAAAACTTTCTTCTACTGTTGCTTTTGCAACTATATTTTTCATTGCAGACATTGTTAATAAATCACTGCCTTCTTTAATAACTAAGTTTTGATTTATATTTGCATAATTTTTCAAAACTGATACTGTGTGTTCACTTAATTTCATAATTTCTCCTTTATCAACACTCATCTTCTGATTTAATACCTAAATCATCTAATTCTTTATCACCATTTTCAAGGTCATGGTTATATAAAGCCATAATACCATAGTGAATTACTTTTAGCAAGTCTTTTCTTTCCTTGCCATTCTTTTTTCCATATCTTTGACCATACTTGAGAATATTACCAATACAGAAGCCCTCACCATGTCCACTATCAATTATAAACTCAGTTGCCTGAAAGTTTTTGTGACTATAATGTTCTGTATAAGTTTTGTCGATGTATTCTTGTAGTTCTATTAAGATATTATCTTCATTATATTTGTAATCAATTATTTCTTTTTTCACCAAGGCCTCCACCGCCTCCACCATTTCGTACTCTACCTCCTCTAAAAGTATTGAGAACTTTTACTCTATCTTCTTCAGAAGCATTTTTCCAATCAAATAATTCTGGAGAAATAACATTTGCATTTGCAGCCAATGTTCTTCTTTCTCCCTCACCATAAAATGGCATAACTGCGTGTTTTAACCAATTAGGAAATATAAGTAAAGTGCCAACTTTTGGTTTAAAATATTCCTCTGCTATTGG